AAGAACATACAAAAACCAATACGTTTTGCGCTTTATAAGCAATATCGCATATCTGGCATGGACAGATTTAACTCAGCAATCAAGGCGGGCTACTCTCGCAATACCGCAATAACGGCATCGCGCAATTTAGAATCCAAATGGAATTTCGCCGAGTTTATGCGGCAGCAAGGGCTTACCGATGAGTTTCTTGCTAAGAAAATAAAAGACGGTTTCGAGGCGAATAAAGTTATAAGCGCGCGGATTGTCGGCGCGGATGCCAACGAGTCCACCGATGATTTTATTGAGGTTCCCGACCATGCGATTAGACACAAGTATCTTGAAACTGCATTAAAAGCAAAAGGGCGTTTGAATGTTAATGATGCGCCCGTTGCTACAACGATAAACTTCTCGCTTGCTGTTGACGGCCAAGCGCAACCCGTGATTGATATAACAGCATCGGAAACAACGGTTGCAATTGGAGTTGATAGTGGGCCAGGTAAATGCTAACTATTCATTAACTACACGCCAGGGTGAAGCCCTTAAGGTCATGCTCATGCCTGAAAGCAACGCGCTGATGTACGGCGGTGCGAAAGGTGGCGGCAAGAGTTATTTTCTTTCCGTCTGGGTATTCTACTGGGTTGACCATTTAATCAAATTATTTAAGCTTAAACCGTCAGTTAATCCCCCAGTTATTGGCTTTATTGGCCGTAAACAGGCAGTGGATTTCATTAAAACCACGTTAGAAACTTTTAAGCGCGTTATACCACCCGAAGCCTATAAAATAAAAGAGCAAGCAAAAGAGATTGTTTTTTTAGATACGGTTAAGATTTGGTATGGTGGCCTTGATGACCGGGAAACTATAAATAAATTTAACTCTGCTGAGCTTGCGTTCTGCGCATTAGACCAGGCAGAGGAGTGCGAGCGCGAGGACGTGCGCGTGTTGCGCGCCTCGTTGCGCTTTAAAATCAAAGACATCGTTCCGCACTACAAAGAATTATATACCGCCAACCCTGCGGATTGTTGGCTCCGTGAGGATTTCATAGTTAATAAGCTGGATAAGCATTATTATGTTCCGGCCCTCCCGACAGATAATCGGCATTTGCCCCCAGAGTATTGCGATAGATTGCGTATGGCGTTTCGTACAAGCCCGGCGTTGTTGGCGGCGTATCTTAATGGCGATTGGAACGCTTTGCAGGCAACAAACGCCATGTTTACCAACACTATGCTTGATGCCTTACGTGGGTTGATTATACGGCATAACGAGCTCAAGCGCGGCGTTATATGCGACCCGTCACTGGGTGGCGATGAGTGCGTTATTTATGTGATGGAGAATTGTAAAGTTATTGAGAAAAAAGTTTTGATAGGCGAGCGCGACACGATGAAGATTGCCGGTGAGATAGCGGTACTTGGCGAAAAACATCATACTAACGATTATGCTCTTGATATTATCGGCATTGGCCGGGGTATTGGCGATAGGTTGCGGGAGTTGAACAAAAACAACCGCGTCCAGTTTTTAGATAGCTCGGAGGGTTCTTTTGCCGCCGGCTTCGCTAACCGCCGCGCGGAAATGTGGTGGTATGCGATGGAACAGGTGATTGATAAAAAGATACCGTTCCCGGAACATGAGGATATACGCGAGCAGCTTTGTGCCGTGCGCTTTAAGGTGCAAAACTCCAATGGTGATAGGCTCATCGAGCCAAAGGCCGATGTTAAAAAGCGTATAGGCCGCAGCCCGGACAACGCTGATTGCTGGGTTTATGGCGTATGGGCCACGAAAGAGTTTATGCCTTTAAAGACGCGCGATGCGTGGAAAAACGAACGCTCAAGCGGGGAGGTATTATGTCGGACAAGAAGCCCGATGGCAGTTTAGCTTTGGTTTTAAGTGAACTTATTCACATTATGTTCGAGAATAAGTTAATAACGGCGCATAAAGCAGCGTATTTGCATGAGCGATTATACAACGCGATAAAAGTTAAAGAGGTGAAAGATGGCTGATATTCCTGTGAAAATAGAGAACCAAAAGATAAATGTGCCGGGAAGTAGTGGCAACAAAGAAAACAGACGCGATGAGATGCTGAGGAGATATGAGCGGTGTAAAGATTATTACAAAGGGTGGAACGATGAGGCCGAAGAGGACACCAAGTTCGCCCTCGGCGACCAGTGGACAGACTCCGACCGCCAGGCCTTGGCCGATGTGGGCCGCCCCTGCCTTACGTTTAATCGCATCAATCCAATGTTATCTATTATTTCGGGCTATCAACGCGAGAATGACGCGCGCATTCGTGTGCGCCCGGAAGGTTACGAGGACAAGTTATTCTCGGACGTGATTGATAAATGTTTTAAGTATATCGATAAGACCAGCAAGATGGATTATAAGTTGGGCTTCATGTTTGATGAAGGAACCACTACGGGCAAGGGCTTTATCGAGGGCTTCATAAGCTATGACGATGAGCCTATACGCGGCCAGCTTGATTGGCGGCTTATACCGGCCCGGCAGGTCTATGTGGATCCCGATTGTGTTGAGTATGATTTGAATAAGGGCGCGGAGTTTGTGATGAAGGTCGGCAAGTACACGCGCGCCAAGCTTAAGGCGATGTTCCCCAAGAAAAAGAACGTCATTGACTCGTTAGAGGTCGAACAGGACAACCCACTAAGCGAGGGCGACAAGGATAACTACGGCAACCGGCCCAACTCAACCACGCATTTACGCACTAGCGATAACCTACGCATGGGCGAGGACAGCGACAAGGACGCGCTGCTGACCCTGGTTGAGGAATGGCATAAGGTTTATGTGACGAAGTATTTCGTGCTTAACCGCACAGACGATGATAACGAGATACAAGAGTTTAAGTCCAAGGACGAGGCACAAGCCTTTGCCGATAGCCAAGGCGGTGGCGATGTTTTTGACCGGCAAGTACCGCAGATGTGGGTGTCGTCCATGATTAACGGCGAGCTTATTCAGGATGTGATAAGCCCTTTTGACCCGCATTATAATGGATTCCCTATTTTCCGGTATATTGCTAAGTGGAGCCCGACTTGCAAAGATGAGAAGATTAAGATACAAGGCGTGGTGCGTGCGCTTAAAGACCCACAAAAAGAAAAGAATAAATCCCACTCTCAAATGTTGCATATCTTAAACACCCAGGCTAACACCGGGTGGATTGCTGACGATAACGCCATGAGTGAAGAGGGATTTGCGCAGCTTGAGAAAATGGGTTCTGTGCCCGGCGTGGTGGTTAAGCAAAGACCCGGCACAAACATCCGCGAGATAAATGTTAAAGGCATACCGTCTGGCCAGCTTAACCGCGAGCAGATGGCGGACATGGAGTTCAAGCAGGTGTCGGGCGTTAACACCGACCTGATGGGGATGCAGGGCGAAACGGCATCCGGTCGCGCCATTGCCTTGCGCATCAAGCAGGCCGTAACCATTTTAATACCGCAGTTTACCAACTATCGGTTGACTAAAGAGATAGTGGGCAAGTTCGTGTTGCAGATGATACCGCATTGCTTCGACACGATTAAGCTTAAGAAGGTGTTGGGGCAGACCTACTTAATGACCGAGAAGAGCGAGCGTTATCCAGAAGGGTTGACTGATGGCGTATTGTCGGCGTTCCTTACTTTGGTAAAAGACAATAAATACGATATTGAAATCACCGAGAACGATAAGTCCAAGACGATGCGTTCCGAAATATTCGACCAGCTTGTGGAGTTGGCGAAGACACCGGCAGGGCAAGCCTTACCGCCGGAGTTAATCATTGATTACATGGACATCTCGGATGCCAACGGGATTAAGGCGAAGATGGCACAACAGCGGCAATTGATGGCACAACAGGCCGCGCAACAACAACGGCCATAGGCCGGGAGGTTTCTAATGTCGGATTTATCCGCAATACAAGAAAAGGTGAGCAAAGGTGAGGCGTTATCAGCAGACGAAACCAGAGCTATTATGAGTTCAACGGACAATATGAGCGTTGTGCCTGATGGCGAGGATGAGGTTGATTGGGATAAAACCATTGACGGTGATAAAAAAAAAGAAGAAGAGGCAAAGCCCCAAGAAAATGCTGGAAAAAAAGAAGATAAGGCCCGGGAGAAAACCCCGGCAGACTTAAGGCGCGAAGAAAAGGAAAAGGAATATGCCGAAAGAAAACGCATTCAAGATGAGCTTGATAAACCGCATGAAGAGCGGGACATCGTTAAAAATGCATCTGATTATGATGCTCGCACTAAGGCGTATTTCCACGAAATGCAGGCGGAACGTAAAGCCCGGCAGAAAGCCGAGGCAGAGTTAGATTCTTTGAAATTTAGTATAGCGAAGCAGAAGGGTGTGCCGGCACAACAGGCCCCAGTACAACCTGACCCCATTCTTGACGGTGACGATGATGAGTTTATCTCGCGCGGTGAGATGAAGAAAATATTGCAGCAAAGCCAGGCGGCAGCGAATAAGAAAGATGATCCGACTAGTGATTTTCCTCAGCAGCAGATTATGACGAATAATTATATTAAAATCTGTGAGGAAGTTACGAAGAACAAATACGAGGACTTTCAAGATGTTATGGATTGCTACGGTACAGTCATTGGCAACCTTGATGAGCCAGGCAACCCATACGCTAAGAAGATACAAAACGCGATGAATTCTGGTGAGAATGTCATCGAAATGGTTTACAAAACAATTAAATCCGACCCTGATTTCGAGGATGCTATCGAAAAGATAAGGGCGAAAAAGGCTCCGGCACAGCCGGCGGTTAAACCTGATAATCAGGAAAAATTACGCTTAGAAGCGGAAGAGAAAGAGCGCAGAGTGCGCGAGAATAAGAACAAAGCCCGGACATCAGGAAGCTTTAACGGTGGCGGCGATGCTGATGATGGCATGAGTATGAATGATATTCTTAACATGTCTGATGCGGCGTTTGCCAGGTTGCCGAAAGACAAGAGGAGTAAGATATTAAAACAATTTGGTTAAATTTAAGGAGTAAATAATGGCAACAGGTAATAGTATCAGTACCGCTAATTTGCGCGCGGAGTTATGGCGCAAGCAGTTAATGGCAGATGCACGTGATTTGCTGTTTATGCAGAGGTTTATTGGGTCAAGTGAGCAGTCAATGATTCAAGAGTTGACTGACTTAAAGAAAGGTAAAGGCGATAAGATTAACTTCGGTCTTGGTATGAAGCTGTCCGGCTCTGGCGTTTCCGGCGATAGCGAGCTTGAGGGCAACGAAGAGGTCATGGTTGATTATGAAGAGGATGTGTCCATTGACCAGATTCGTAACGCCGTTCGCTTGACCGGCGCAATGGACGAGCAGAAGAACTGCTACAATATGCGCGAGTCAGCAAAGAACCGTTTAGCGGATTGGATTGCAGAACGCATTGACCAAGAAATCATGGATAAACTTTGCGGCAAAACCACATCAACGTTTGCCAACACGCCGACAGCAGCGGCAGCTACTAGGTCAATATGGGCCGGCGGCCAATCGTCTACTGGTGATGTCACTACTGCCATGAAGATGGACACCAAGGTTTTGGATGCGGCCAAGCAGATGGCTAAGCTTGCAAGTCCAAGAATCCGTCCTTTGCGCATTAACGGCAAAGAACATTACGTGGCCATCTTGCACCCCTATGATGCCACCAACTTGCGCCAAGACAGCGTATGGAACCAGGCACAGCGTGAGGCAGGAGTCAGGGGTAACGATAACCCGATTTTCTCTGGTGCGCTAGGCATTTACAACGGCATCATCGTGCATGAGCATGAATATGTTTATCGCACGAATGATGGCGATACCTCTGCTTACGTGGCCCGTAACGTGTTGTGCGGCCAGCAAGCAGCCGTGATAGCGTGGGGTAAGCCGGTATCGTGGCAGGAGAAATCCTTTGACTACGGTAACAAGATGGGCTTCTCATGCGGTGCGATTTTTGGTTGCTTAAAGCCGATATTCAACTCGTTGGATTACGGCGTTGTGACCATGTTTGCGGCATCAGCAGCGGCGACCACAGCGTAAGGATTAACAATATGCCGGGGTGAAATATCCCCGGCTAATTAAAAGGAGTAACTCATGGGAGCGATTACCGGTACATTAGTAAAAAGGACGGAGTTGGGTGGAGAGTATAAGGTGTTTGTGTTTACCTCGACCATCGCGGCGGCATCGGACACCATTGATTTGTCGGCTTACGTTACCGAGATTGTCGGAGCGTCAGCGCATTTGACCGCTGGCATGGACGCGGATTGCCAGACCTTGCAGACATCATATAGCGGTACAACCGTTACTGTGGTGTCGAAGAATGCGGCAGGAAGCGCGGCTACGGATTTCACAGGCACGACCATCGAGGTTTTGGTTATCGGCAAGTACAACTAAAAGGAGTGACTAATGGGGTTTACAGAAATTATCAAACAACGTGGATTTTGGCAAAAGGGAGTGTACGATTTACTCGTACAGTTCTATGACAATTTCAACGCATTGTTGGTGAAGTTGGATGCCGATTTAGGCGACACCGACTACACCGGCGATTACACGATTTCCGACCCCACCATTGGCGCGACTTACGGGAAAGAGCTTCAACCCAACGGCATGCCTCAAGGTGCTTTGGTTTCTATCTTGAAGCAGTTCCGCACTAATTTTAATGACTTGATGGATGACCTTGCGGCTGATGATGGCGTAAACGGCACGACTATTTTTACCGACCTCAAGTTTTCGTCTAGTGCGTATTTGGTTGACCAGTACGGGGCCGAGATAAACCCTAACGGTATTCACCAAGATGCGCTCGTGGATTTCCTTGATGTCGCTATTAATAATTTTGACGGCGCGCTTAACGCTTGCGATGCTGACTCGTCATTGACTGACACGGATTACTTTAGCACGCTTGGCATCGGTGACGTGGTTGGCTCTTCGAGTTCTTCCTCTTCATCGTCAAGCTCTAGCTCAAGAAGTTCTAGCTCAAGCTCAAGTTCTTCGAGTTCTAGTTCATCTAGTTTGTCAAGCTCATCGTCTAGCTCAAGCAGTTCAAGTTTTAGCAGCTCAAGCAGCTCAAGTTCGTCTAGTAGTAGTTCGAGCGAAAGCGTTTCTAGCTCTAGCGAGAGCAGCTCATCTTCGAGTTCTAGTAGCTCAAGCTCAAGCTCTTCGAGTTCCAGCGAAAGCAGCTCAAGCTCTAGCAGCAGCTCGTCAAGTTCAAGTTCGTCTAGCAGTAGTTTTTCCAGCAGCAGTTCGTCAAGCAGTAGTTTGTCAAGTTCTTCGAGCTCTAGTAGTTCTGAGAGCGTAGGTTAGGAGGTAGTATGGAAAGAAAAGCAACAGCAGATTTTGGATTAGTTACGGCTGATACGCTCGTTAAAACGGGCGAGGGCTATCTTTTCAGTATCTCTCTTGCCTATAAAGGCGTTACTGCGGGTGAGATTTGTACTGTTATTGATGGGCTTACTGTGGCGGGTGATGACAAATTAGTGTTTGTTTTCCCGGCAGCGAATGGTGTGGTTCAACTACTCTTCCCGGAAGGGAAGCATTTCTCAACGGGTATCTTCTTCAACAAAGGCGCGACCGCAGGTCAAGTCTGGGCTGAAGGACAGTTTCGATAAAATCAATCGTGGGGCAATCAGGTTAAAATCTGGTTGCCCCCGTAACTTTTTTGTGTTATAAAGAATTAATAACAATCGGTTAACGCCGAAGGGTATCAGTGGATTGCCCCAAATCCGCACCAGAGGTAAATGGCTACACCGATTACGTTAAATACGCAAATATATTTAAAGCTAAACACTGATAGCGACCCTATCATCACAGATAGTTCGCCTTATCAGCGGTTTATAGGTTCAGTTGGTGAGGGATTCGCCATATCCACAGATATTAAAAAATATGGTGATGGTTCCGGGTATCTCAATATTACTAAGACAGGATATCTTATAACGCCAGATGCTGACCTGGCCTGGGCCATAAACAGTGACGATTGGACACTTAGTGTTTTCGTTTATCCTGTAATATATAACGATACTGGCGGCGGTGTTGGAGGTAATTATATTGCCTGCTTGAATGCATTACCTACAGTTTGGATATGTAATATAGGATATTTTAGCAGTGGTGGCATAACGTTAGAAAATTGGACGTGCCCATTGGGTACGTGGACACACATAGCTATAGTCAAAAAAGGGTTAGCATGGGGCGTATACCAAGATGGCGTGCAAAAGGCATACTCTTATGGTGCGCATTCTTCTACATCCGCTCCTCTAGTTCTTGGGGCAAGATATGATTTATACAATGGTTATCTTAATGGGTTGAGAGGGTGTGTTGATGATTTTCGTATTGACAAATTCAATATTTTTGGCGCGAATCCTAATGCTGAATTGACAGACACGATAACCGTGCCTACGGCTGAAGATGAAAATCAGTCCAGCTCTTCATCTAGTAGCTCTTCGTCTAGCCATAGCAGTGAAAGTTCATCGAGCAGTTCGTCAATGTCGGGCCCTTCTAGTTCAAGCTCATCTTCATCGAGTAGTCTAAGCTCTAGCAGTTCATCTAGTAATTCATCGTCTAGTAGCAGTTCGTCCTCATCGAGCTCAAGCTCTTCGAGTAGCGAATCATCT